ACCTGTGCGGTTGTAGTGGCCGAAGCCGAGTAAATATTACTATTACTCATGGCCCTTTCCCTTAATCAAAAGTTATTTAAGGGATCAGGTTTGCAGCCTGCTGGTAAATTACCGAGATGTAACCGACCCCGCCGCCTGCGCCAGGAGTGGTTGAGGTCACGACAATCTTGACGTCTGTAGCGCCAACGTCAACAAAAGCCGCCGTGCGGGTAGCATCCGTGCCTGGAGTAACTTGAACAACGCCAATAGCGGCAGTTGAAACAGCACCAGCTGCCGTGTATGCGGTAGCCAGTGCGGTGTTACCTACACCGACAGTTGCCGTGGAACCCCAAACCGTGGTGACATATAAGAAGATGTTAAGAATCTGGCTTTGTGCAGGAATCACAATAGTCGTGTTTCCACCACCAGCAAGCTGAGTGATCTTTTCAGTTTGAACCATGACCACCTGGCCGACGTTCTTGACGTTCTGACCAAGCGTTGTGCCAGTGGTATTGAAAATGTTACCCGCCCGTACTGGGCCAGAGAACGTAGTGCGTGCCATGTTAGCCTCTCATGCTAATAAGCATATCTGTCTGCATGTCGTCAGCCGGGACTGTCAGATATGCCGGAAACCCCGGAATAGAATAACTATACACTGTATTCACAAAAAGAAAAGGCCCCAGAAGGGGCCTTTTCAAGTTGCCGGTAATTAGGCTCCAGGGCAGCCGTAAATACCACGCCAATCGCTGAACCCGAAGCTGTAACGCTCACGAGCTTTGTAGCGCACGTTACCAGTGTCGAAGTCGCCTTCGAAACCAGTGCGGATTGCAACGCGCTCGAACATCTTCATGCCGTTAGGAGCGTCGGTTTTGATAAACCAGCCGTTCGTATCGGTCAAGAAGTGGTTAACGGTGTAACCCTGGGGGATCATGCCCATGTTCTTGATCGCGTTGATGTCGTTATCTGCAGTTCCGACACGAAGCGTAGACTTCAGGATCCGGTCAGCAGTAAACATCAGCTCTTTCGGGATGATCAACTTCAGACCCTGCATGGCGATCTTCAGGCCACGTTCGTCGGTGAACGCAGCGATGTCGATCAGGGCCTGCTCAAGCGAAGTCTCGCTCAAGTCGGCATCCACGGCCAAACGGTTGGACCCGTTGGGGCCGCCCAGCGTTGGGTGAGAAGTCGAGCACAAAGGCTGGCCGTCGCCACCAACCGAGGTCGTAAATGCACCGTTAAGAACGGCAGCACCTTTGATCTGCTTGGTCTGAGCCATGGAACGAGCCAGGGCCCTGGTGTAACGAGCCGATAGACGATCATACAGGTTGTCTTCCACTGCCTCTTCAGTCAGAGAAAACGCCAGCGCAATCGTTTCGTGGGTGTAGCGAGCCGTAAAGACTTCCTGCGCCTGATCGTAGAACACGCCAGAGCCTTCAGTCTTAACCGGAGCGGTTGAGAACCCAGACAGCATCACCTCTTCTTCGAAAGCACGGTCCGAAGACTCGACTTCGTAGATTTCGAGATGCTCGTTCTCGTAGTTTTTGTACTCAAGGCCAAAGAGGGCGTTTAGACCCGGCTCAAGCTCTTTCGTAAGTTGGGCACGTGAAATTGCCATGATTAAGCTCCAAGTCCAGCCACGCCAACACTTCCGTATTGATGCGTGTTGATTTTAACTACCAGGATCTCATAAGCACCAAAATCATTGCCAGACTGGTTGTACAGTCCAACAACTTTCAGGGCCAGAGTGCTGGTCTTTGCGACGTTTGCAGAGTCAATCGTCATGTTCGACAAGCCGGTAGTCGTGCTACCAGTGGTGCTGGTCGAAATTGGCGCATTCCAGCCAATCTTGGTCTGATCAATCGACGTGCTGCTGGTCGACTGGATCAAAAACAACTGGTTGGGATCATCAATAACGTCGGCCTGGATGATGCCGGTGGTGATGTCAACGCTACCAGGGTAGTAGTTGCTCCACCGTTGCTTACCAGTTGTCGGGTCAACGTACGTACAACCGTTAAACACACCAACAGCCGAAGAATGAGTTGCCGCCACAAACTTAAAAATGTAACCGTCATAGTTGGTGACTAGGTCACCCAAATAGATTGCCCCGGACTGGTTATCGGCAATCTGATACCCGTACTGTTTCTGTGCTCCAGTAGCGGACAAGTTGCCCATAGGACGCAGACCAAAGGGCTTATTTACGTTAGCCATTTGTCAATTCCTTAAAAAAGTTTATTCCCCGGATGGACCGGGGCTACCAAATGTCGTCCGAGATTGACGCGAAGGGCTTTCGATCCGCATGCTGTTGTGCGCATTGCTTTTCATCAGCTCATTGTCAATCGCTAAAACTTGATCAATTGCGCGACGATTGTAGTATGCCTGTCGCTCTTCAACTGTTTCCAAAGGAATACGGGCTAACAGAACGTCTCCCACGCTGATAATGCCAGCGTGTCGACCGTCTTCCACGGAGGGAACAGGAAAGTCTGGATACTCTTCCGAACGGACGAGTTCATAACCTTCACGGACTTTGGTGGCAATGTTCATACGGTCCTCTTGATTGGCCGTAAATGCCCGAATCCATCTGTGTTTGTATCCCGGAGGAGCAGGAGGCGCATCAAGACGTGACGGAGGAGTCCATGGTTTCCGGCGTGCGGCCTTCTCGCGGGTATCCGCTGAACGCGCTTCACGATTAACGGTAGTGGTAGCCTTTTCCATAATCAGTCCTTGACGTATTTGGCATATTCCTCAATCGGAACGCCGAGTTTTTTCGCAATCGCTACCTGACTTGCAGTCAGTTTCACAACGCGGCGTGCATTATTTACCCCGGAAGACCGGGTTGCAGGTGCCACCGTTTGCACGGTTCTAGTGGTCCTGTCTTTGCCCAAACGCGTTGGGAATGTCGATTTAAGTCGACGATCCAGCTCATCATAATACTCATCTGAACTGCCGTCAAACCCCTCGACTTCAATTAGTTGTCGATGAATTCCCCAAGCAGCCGAAGTTAATACTGTATCGCGGCCATACCATGAGTTTTTCTCAACCCAATTAGCCGCTTTCTCATCTACAACGGGACGAGTCTGCTGAACAACAGGTTGTGGCCGTTGTTGCTGTTGCACCAATTGCTCTTGATACGACTGGCGCTGCGCATTCGCTTCAGCAATTTGCCGCTGCTCATGAATTAATGACGTCAACCGAGTACTGGCCTCAATCTCGGTAGAGATGTCACCTTCTTCACGCGCTTTTTGAATGATTTGCTTCAGCGCAACCAGCTGGGTCTCAACCCGGCCACTTGCCTCATGCAAACGCTCTTCATCCGTGCGGACAACCTTTTGCTCAAGCTGCTGCAGCCTAGCTTGCATGCCCTGCGCCAATTCCAACGCGGCCTGCTCTCGACGCTCCGTCTCGCGCAAGCGAGCCGTCATCTTGTCAATGCGCTTCTTGACCTTGTCGCTGTAATCGTCCAGTTCCTGGTCTTGACTTACAGCCGCTGTAGTATCTTGCCCCTCCGACTCGGCCAACGTGACCGACATGGGCTGTTCGTCCTCTCCGACGTTGTAATCCAACTCTTGATCTGACATCGTCTACTCCTTACATGTGCAAAATGTCATCGGGATTTGCAATTACACCCAGAACTTCATCGTCGTTGATGAACCGGATTTCGCCTCCATCAATAGGAATGCGTGCCCCGGCATAACGACCAAAAATAATCCACTCTCCTTCCTGGCACCACGGCCCGGTTGGGAACTTAGATTCGTCTGAGTAAGCTAGGCTGCCCATTTTTAGGACATAACCGCACACGGTATTTAAGACCGCGCGTTTTTGCGTTTCTTCCGACAAAACGATTCCACCCTTGGTCTTTTCCGCTCCCCGATAGGGAAGGATCGCGATCCGCCAACCCGTTGGATTGGGAATCCGGTCAAGAACCGACTCTGGAATCAAGACAGGATCAAAAACCCCATCGACATAAGCATCATCAAGAGTAGGTACAACAACCTCCTCTTGCCACTTGCGCTCTAAAGCGGTCATAGACTCACTCATTCAATCTCCTTCAGGTTAAAAATCAGGATCGTGGCGTTTAAGGAGGCCCTTAACCACATCTTCGACAAGATTCAAACCTTCCAGACGGCCCATCATAAAGCGGTAGCGTTCCATGTCGGAAATGCCCCCACTCAAAATGATTGCCTCAGAGTCCGCTTTAAGCTTTCTGATTTCTTTCAGCACAGCTTCTGTAAATTCAAGCATGGAAACCCCATGAAAAGCAGACGGAATGAGCCCCGTCTGTAGGCTTGTGTCAATCAGTATATACCAACAGGATCATTGCCGTCACGTTTGCGAATGACTTTTGCAGGCCCATTTTTGCCTTTTTTAAGCTCTTTTTTAGGCGCATTGCTAGGATTATTCTGTCCAGCTTTGCTATAAGCGATTGCCGCAGCCTGTTTTACAGCCGCTGCAGTGCTCTTTGGCTTGCTTGTACCAATCTTTCCCTTCTCTTTGAAGGTATGCACCAGCTCCCCAATGTTTGAACTGATGGTTTTTTGGCTTTTCCCAGATTTAAGAGGCATTTTGGTTCCTTGGAGGTTGGTTTGTAGTGATGTGCGTGCGCTCACGAGCAATATGACCACGATATTGGGCAATATTCTCTTGTGATTGCAGCCGCGCCTGTGCTTCTTGCGCACTTTGCTGAAGTTTTTGCTTGTCCAACTGCAACGACTGCGCTTCCAACGCCAATTTCTGCTGGTCGTTCTGCGCACGCTGCGCCAATTCCTGCTTTTTAAGCTCAACAATCGGATCTGGCTGCTCACCACCACCGCTCAGTTGCTCTTGCAGGTCTCTCAAGTCCTTCATAAACACGGCAACCTTCAAAGCAATCATGCCTTCCTTCTGAATAGCCGAAACCATCCGATCCGGATCGTTGCCATACGCCTGGAACAACTCTGCTTCCACGGTTTCTTCCGCTTTTAGCTTGATGTGTTCCATGATGTGCTGCTGGAACGCCACTGCCACGCCAACATTTGACTGCACCGTTGGCGACATTCCAAACATCAAGTGCGCAGCAATATGAGCATCATGCTGCTGCCCCGCAAACGCCTTGACCTTCATGGTATCCATGATGTGCGCGTTCTCAGTCGCCGGATCTTTCGGGAACTGAGCATTCTGTGGCTTCAACAACCCCGAAATATCCCGCACATTCAACGCCGCATACACCCGATAGTACGCTTCGTACATGTCGTGCATCTGCGGAGCACTCTGCGCTAACTGCAGTTGCGTTTGCGCCAGAGTGATTCTTTGCGTGGTCGAAAAAATGTTGGGGTCAGATACCGGAAGGACCGCAACCAGGCTATTAAAGTCCTTTCGTTTGATCGACCGACTGGCTCCAGGGACGTCATACGGGTAGTTGTCCGGTAAATAGTCAGCAAAACCTTCCGCCAGAAGCTCAAACTCCATAGCCTGCGCATAATGCAGCCGCTTATGAATCGCGCTCATCACCATGGATCCGCGCTCAAGCAGCGCCATTGTCGTTCCTACCTGCGCATTCTGGTTTCCATCCCCAACCATCATGTCCGCAGTACTGGCCAACCGCTTTCCAGCATCAACCAGAAACCCAAGCAGCTGAAACAGCGTCTGACTCGGCTCTTTGTACGGCAACGGCATCAAAGACGCCGACAATTCCGCCCCACCAGCGTCAATATCGCGCCATTCACCCGGTTGAATCGGGTTATCACTGTCCGCGATCCGCGCACCCTTTGCTTTGAAGCCCGCCGGCAGGTTCGACAACGTCCCCGCATCCAACAACTGACGCAAAGCCGACGTCGCGCCCTTCGACAAACTGCCAATCAGGTGAACAAAGCCCAAGCCATACGCACCAAGGCCCTCGACAAGCACGTAATGGACAAAATAATTGCGCCGACGCTTCAGTCTGTCGCTTTCTTTCCAGTTCCGGCGCACGCCAACCACTTGCAACGAGTCTTCCGAGAACGTCACAACATACGGAAGCTTGATTTTGGTCGGCTCGCCGTCCTCATCCTTGTCCTCGAACCCCGGAATCTCCAGATCTACCTGCATTTCCAGCAAAAAGATCTCTTCCGCCTCGTCCGAAGGCC